CGTCCATGTTACAGCCCCAGTGCGCTTGGAAAGCGCTTTTTCATATCGTCCAGATTTTGTTTGTCGACCACCATGCTCGGAACGTTGTTTTTCCGGGCGACCTTTTTTCCCATCAGCCGGTCCGCCGCCAGATTCACGCCCCGGTATCCGATCTCAAACGGATTCTGGACGATGAGCGCCTCGACTTCTCCGTGTCCGATACCCTCCAGCAGAACCGGATCGGAAGCAAGACGTTCCAGCAAATCCACCTTCGGTTGTTTGCCAGCTTCAAGAGTGATGATGTTCGCCAGATCCACACCGCAGAGGGCGCGAACCCGTTTGATCGTTCCGACGGTCACCGAAAGAGTCCAGGAGCGTCCCGTGTTGTCATTGAAAGTTTTCATGAGAGTCTATTTCCTTATTATTATAGAGGGAAAGTGCGGCTCCGGCGGAAATGCCGGAGCCATTGCGAAACGCCTTGGGTTATTCTCCGTTGCCGCTGCCGTTGACCCACGTCGGAGCGCGCGTCGAAGCGGTCGGCTTGGCGGTCACACTGACATTGAGCGCTTCCTCCAAGGGCTGTTCGACCGTGAACCCGGTAATCGACCAGTCGGCGTCAAGGCCGCCGCCCGAACCGTCCGTGACGAACAGCGAAAGCGGCGTATTTGAAAAATAGGCGGTCTGAAACGCCTGAAAATCGGTGTCGGCGGTATCGTAAAGTATACCGAACTCAAGCGACGCTTCTTTCAACGTCGCCACGGACGCCTTCCAGCCTTTGGTGGCGCGGGTCGTGTGGTGTAGGCGGAGTATTACAACTCCGCCCCAACCCCAAACCGGACGTGCAACTTTCGAAGCATCCGGCTTTCCAAATATCTCTAAGTTAATCTTCATCTGTGCTTTTCCTTATGACATTGCATACATAAAGTCTGCAAGTTTTCGGGTTTATCCGCCAGTTGAAAACTGGCAAAGCTATTCACTGGTTTTATATGGTCAGCGGCAGATGTTTCAGCAGTAACCTTGCATCCGCATTTCTGACAACGAAAGTTATCACGGCGCAAAGTATCATGCTTTGAATCCCACTGTCCAAACCGTCCACGCTCATTATATTTATGAAACGAGGCTTCCTGTTCTTCATCATTTTCGTACATGCAAAATCCTCCCGGCTCGTAAGGTTTGGGACTGGATACATACAATTTTATGGATGTATTCCTGAACTTTTCCAGTTTGCATTCATCCCCGACAACAATCGTACCGTCATGATAATACTGTTGTAACACTTTCCCGGATTTGATATTGAGTTTCCGGCTGATAGCCTTGACTGCAATCCAGAACGCCCAATGTTCAAACGTACTGGTCAATTTCGGGAAATTATGGGCAATGCAATAATAGTTCGCCCACCCTCTGATTACGGCTGATGCTCTTTCGATACGCAATGCGATAGATTCCTGTGCAGGCCTATACCGCATGGCTTCATTCAGCCGCAAATTCAAGCGTTGTTTTGCTTTTGTACTGACAAGGATTTTAGGAACGAAATTTCCACTGCGACCAATGGCGACTTTCAAGTCAAATCCAAGAAAACTGAATCCGTCCCGGACATGCGTTACGAGGGTTTTCTCTTCGGAAAGCCGTAATCCACAATATTTATTGAGGAACTTTCCAATATCATCCCTTAACGCTTCGGCATACTGCTTGTTGGCACGGGTGATAAACACGCACCAGTCATCAGCATATCGGACAAACCGGACATTCGGCAGTTTCTTATCCCAACAGCGTTTATTTTCCTTTTTGCCATATGCTCCACGCTTGTGAAGGAACCAGTCCAATTTATTCAAGACTGCATTGGCAAGTAATGGCGATATGACACCGCCTTGCGGAACACCTTTTACTGTCGGTTGAACAACTCCATCGACCTGCATTCCGGCTTCCAAGAAGCGTTTTATCAGGTCAAGAAAGTTGTTGTCATGGATTTTGGCTTTCAATACTTCCATGATTGCTTTGTGGGAAATTTCATCGAAACACGCTTTGACGTCGCCCTCTATCACCCATGAGAACTTTGCTTTCATAAGTTGCTGACAGCGAAAAATCGCCTGATGCGTATTCCGATTCGGTCTAAAACCATACGAATTTTCATGGAACTCCACTTCAAAAATCGGCTCCAAAGCCATTCTCACGGCTTCCTGCACAATTTTGTCACGCAGACAAGGAATACCAAGCATACGCATTTTGCCGTTTGTTTTCGGTATCATCACCTGTCTGACTGGTTGTGGTTTGTATGTTCCATGCTTTATTTCCAGACGCAGTTTTTCTAATCGATTTCCCAATCCGTCACGGAATTGTGAAACTGTCATATTATCCACGCCCGGAGCTTTGCCATAGGAACGTTTCAGCGTCCGGATTGCGGCTTCGTTAAGCCATTCCGGATGGTGCATCAAGTCCATCAGATTGCGTACTCTCGCACCATAGGTGTTCTGAGTTTGCTCCCGATTTTCCCGATGTCCTTGTGATTGTTCCCATAACCTTCTTTGAACTTCTTTAACATCCATTGCAGAAACCCTCCTGTATTTAGGACATTTTGGTTGTTCAAAACAAAATACTCTGTCCGCCTTCGCCATGTGCATGGCGTTACCATGCTCGGACTACTACGCGGACTCCGCCACTTAACCGTCTCATCGGCAGAGATTCAGTTGCAAGCAACTTATCCATGCGACTGCCATACCCGGTTAAGTTTCCCTGGTTCCTTTACTGGCACTCAAACGCTCCCGTTTAGATTCCAATCTTTACATACCCAACAGCGGTCTGCTGCTCTCCTGAACACCGATAAGTAATTGACCGCCTTATCGACTTTGAACCGAAGTTCGAAGGATTCATGCCGACGTTAATAGCACTCTTCCGTTCAGGTCATTGCCTATTCCGGGGGCTCAAGCCCGGACGACTCCCATATTAGCGGCAATGAGGGCGAAGTTTCCCAAAGGTATTGATTGGTTCCTTTCGTAATCATGCGGGAACTCTACATAGCAGGACGTGCAACGGATATGGAGTATCTCCTGTGTCCCACATTCTCGGCGGAATTCTTTCGCCTGTATAGTCACATACCATACAAACTTACCACCTATGTACGATGACTGGTCAAACAGCCACGGCTCCTTTTGAAATTTTCAAAATTCACATTACCAGTAAAGCATCGCATAACATCAAACTGGTTATCCAGTTCAACGTCATGCTACTTCAGGCATACCACATCGGCCTCGCCTGACTCAAGATTCAAGGTCAAATCCTTCACATTTTTGACCTCGGTAGCACCGGTCGAACCGGCTGTGCCTCGGAGCAGTTTGGCATCCAAGCCAAGAACAATTGCCATGAGATATTTCTCCAGTTTAAGGTTTTACAGAATTCTCCCACATCGAGGGGAGTTTGCTTGCCGTCCGCTTCAATGTCGGCCCCATGAGAGGACGTTTGGGGTAACGGCGTTTGCGGTAGGTTCCGCCGAATTCATGCGCCTTCATCGCGGTTCCGATCACGGTTTCCGCCGGACCGATCACCGCTGTGGACGCTCGTTTCTCCACTCCGAACAGAATGGATGTTTTCAGCAGACCGCGTCGTGAATGTGGCGGAGAACCGGGAGCGGATGATTTTTCCGATGTCGCAACACGGTTCCGCGCCGCTTTCCGGATATAGGCTCCGGCGCGACGCAAGGCGGTGTTGTTACCGCTTCGGACACAGGCGAGAATCCGGCGTTCGTCGAACTCAATGCGGCATTTCATCGAATCTGTTTGAACGAGAGTTCGATGACGCTGGTGAACTGGCCGCGCTCCCGCAAGTGTTCCGGAGAGTAGATGGGATTATAGGCGACGAAAACACACGTTGCACCGGCCAGTTTTTTATTCAAAAATCCAAGTCCAAGCCCTTCCACCAGCGTCAGAAGTTCGGGCAGTTCATCCTCACAACCGCGTTTCAGGAAGCCGATCTGGACTTTCAGGATTTCCTCGTGTGAGGAACGCGACAGCGGTTTGTATTCCGTTGCCAGAGGAACCACCGCCACGCGCATTTCCTCCAGTTCCCGGAGTTCAAATTCCGGAAAGAACAACACTTCCGCATGATATTCCTCCAGCTCCTCGGCAACCGCATTGGCGATTTTCAAGACTTCACTCATAATCACCTCCGCACAAATTCCGCGACGATGCTGCCGATGGCGGCCAGCAATGCCAGCAGAGCCGCGCCGACCGCCGAAAGCATCGTTTTCTGCATATCGGCGGCGGGTTTGCAGGGAGGATGGTGATGTTCTCCGTCGCGGAAATGCATCGTCAGCATTCCCCGCAGTTCCGCGATGTCGAGGCGAGCCTGATTCAGCTGTTCCCACACATCGCGGAGGTTCGGTACTTCTTCGTTCGCCATTACGCGCCTCCGATTTCATTTCCCCTAAAAGTTGCCACCCTTCGGCCACGGGCCTCGGGTCCCGCTTCGCGGGCTTCGGGTACTTTTTGGGGACCCCGCTCTCCGGTGTTCCGTGCGGCTTGCGCCGTACTCGCACCTGCGAGTATGGTTGCTATTTCTTTGGTATGAACCCGGCGGGTCCAATGATACGTTCCGCACCAGCGCCAGACGGGTTCGCCGTTGGGTGCAAGCACCTCGTAACGGCGTCCGTCATAGACAATCCGGTCTCCGCGAACGGGATCATCGGGCAGATCGGAACCCGCGATCAGAAAGTCGCGGGATTCCGTCCGGATGGTTACACCGTATTCATTTTCACTTCGGAACAGCGTTTTGCCGACAGTCGCACGGATGTTTTTCTCCGCGCCGTCCTTACGCGCATAGACGATGGGGACGGCGAGGTTCATTTGCCGCTGATGCTCCAGCCATTCCGAGGCTTGTTCCAGAATTCCCATTACTCGGCGGCGATGATCCCGACGGCGCGGAGTGCCGCAAGAATCGTGTTGGTTTTACGGGCGAGTCCGGCAATCGCATCCTTGCATTCACACTCGGTGATCGCGGGAAGCGTATCCGAGGGAGTCCCGCCGGAATTGTCGACGAGATCGGTGATGGGATCGCCCACCACAAACGTGGTGGCAAGACTGTACGGCGCGTTGAGAAGCACACGCACGGTT